CTGTCAGCTCGGCCATACGCCAGTAGTCCAGCAGGATTGATACGTCGATTATTCCCTCCGGCTGAGGGTCTTCGTCCTCCGGCTCCACCCCCACCTGCTCGATCTGGCGGAGCAGATACCGCAGGCTCTTGCCCACTGGTCCCCGGCCCACCAGCTCCAGAATGTCCTCGTCCCCCAAGTAAAAAGCATGTGTGATATCCGCGTCGGTGAGTCTCTCCCCGGCAGCCTTGGCCCGAGTGAACAGCCGCCAGAACAGCACGCCCCATCCCCGTTTTCTGGCCATGGCCAGCTCGTCCCGGTTCAGGCCGAGCATCTGCGCCGGCCGGGTTTCCTCCCATCGGATTTCCGGCAGCTCCAGCTCCGCCTTTCTGTTCTTCTCATTCCAGTCTGCCCCGTCGGTCTGTTCTGTGATCAGTTCGTCCAGCACCTGGGGAAGGCCGTGGAGAAGGATACTCTCTACGTTCCGGTGTCTCTGATATAAACGGAGATATGCCACGGGATACCTCCACCCCATCGGTATTCGGTTCGCCATATACTCCACCAGCTTACAATGTGGCAGGCAGCTTGAAGCGACCAGCTCCGGAGTCAGGCCATAGATATTCTCCTCCTCTCCCCACCGTTCACGCCAGTTCTCCGGCTGCCTCCACGACCGGCTGTACTGGACGAAGTATCCCGCCGTGCCGCTGTAAGCGTTCGTCCAGCCCATCAGTTGGGCACAATCCTCCGCGCTGAATACATAGGCTTCGGCCGGAATCGCTGTCAGCTCCCGCCCTGCCGCCGCAGTAATCCTCCGCTGTATGACCCAGCCGGTGAGGACCAGCAGCCGGTCCCGCCCCACCACTGCGGCGCTCATACAGCGCGCTTCTCCCGCCACAAGGTGACCCTTGCGTTTCGCGTCGGCCTTCTTTCTGACAGTCACCTTTGCCCCGCAGAAGGGACAGGTAGTCCTATCCCCGTCCACGCACACGGCCCCGCCCTCTCCTTCCGTCCAGGAGTCCGGGTGCAAAAAGCCCCAATCCCCACGACCGTCCCGACTCCGCCACAGCAGGCCGCTCTCCGTACAGGCTGAGCAGGTGGCCCGAATGGCCCGCACCTTCTTTCTCTGGGCCCACTCGTCCAGTATGACCTCCAGGCGGAAATCCTCGGCCCACTCGGTTTCGATCAGCAGCACGTCCTCGTCCAACTCTTCCTTCGCCCCAGCCGCCCACTCCAGCAGGCCCTCCGGCGGGGTGCGGGGCACCAGTTTCCTCACGTCCTTCATAGTTCACCCCCAGAAGTCTGCCAAGTCCAGGCCCAGTCCCCCTCCCCACTCTGTAGAACCAGAGGGGAAGGGGAGTCCGTAGAACTCCCGCAGGATGCGGTCAGCCTCTGCCGGAGTAATACAGGAGAAGTTGCCAGTTTTGTGACTGTCGGCATAAGCCTTCAGTTTTTTCTCTGCTTCTGTAATGGACATGGCCTCCACACCCAAATCCTGAGCGATGAGCTCGGCGCTCTCCGGTTCCGCCCGGCAAATATCCATCAACTGCTCGGCCACCATCCACTGGGGGGACCCCTCCTTTACTTGGCTCTGCTGCTCCCGCAGCATACGGATCGCTTCCAGACTCATTCCGCGCACCTCCCCACCGCTTCAGCCAGGGCCTGGAGGGCCTTGACCAGCCGCCCGGCGGCGTCCTCGTCCCGGCTCCGAACCTTCAGCAGGATGCCGTGCATCTTGTTTGCCGTCTCCTGAGCCTGCTGGAAAAGCAGTTCAAACTGAGCCAGATCCTTGTCCGCCCCCAGGACGGCCTTCTTTTCGGTCTTGGCCCGCTCCTCCAAAGACCGTTTCAGGGTCTCCACCGAGGCCTCCGCCTGCCTACGCTTATCATCAGCCTTGTCCCTGGCCTCCTTGGCCCTGTCCAGCTCAGCCTGCATCTCGGCTACCGCCTGGGCTCTGGCCTCCTTCTGGGCCTTAGCAATGGCGTCTTGATCCACAACGGTCTCCACGGCCACATCCACCGGCTTTTCCTGGAGCATACGCAACTTTTCCTCCAGCGCTCGCGCCCGGCTGCTAGCTAAATCCGCCTCCTCCCTGGCCGCTTCCAAGTATCCCTTCGCTGCGACCATATCCTGTTCCATTTTGGACCGAGCCTGTTCAGCGACTGCCGCGTCAGCCTTAGCCTGCTCGGCGGCCTTCTGCGCCTCGTCCCGTTCCTTGATGGCCTGCTCCAACTGGCGAGTAGTCATGTCAATGACATTGTGGTCTTCAAGGAACCGCTCCCGTTCTTCCGTCGGTAAAGCCAAGAGCGCTAATGCTTTGGTGGCTCCCAAATCCGCAAGCGCTTGCGGATTTGAGAACTCTCTGGCAAGCCGCATGAAGTTCTGCGCCGTTTTCTCAGAATATCCAACCTTCGAGTTCAGCCAAGGCAGCCACTCTCCGTGCAGCAACATACTTTTCGCCTCAATCAGGCAGTTCCCAATGGTGAGGATGGCCTCTCCGCCCTTGCGCTGGGCCTCCAGGATATCCCCCGTGATGGCCTCAATGGTCCGTTCTGCTGGGGCGGCGGGCCGGGCGGCCTGCTGGAAAGCCTGGGTGATATCAAACCGGCTCATTCACCCACCCCCTCTCCTAGGAACTCCGTCACAAAGGCCCGGTAATCCTGGGCCGCCGCAGAGCGGGGCGACCAGCTCACCACCGGCTCCCCCGTCCAGGTGGACTCGTCCACCTTGGGGCTGCGCCGGATGTGGCTGGCAAAGACATGTACCGGGGCCTGCTCCTGGAGCAGCCGCTCCCCCTGCTCCACCGTGTCCGAGCGGTACCACATGGTGGGCAGGCAGCCCGCCACATGCACGTCCGGGTAGATGCTCCGCAGGCGGTCAATCTGGGCTGTCAGCTCATTCATCCCTCGGACCGAGTAAGCGTCTACCTTGATGGGGATGACCACGTCCGTGGAGGCGGCAATGGCCGCCGCGCAGGCCGGGGACAGCGCGGGTGGGCAGTCAATCACGATGCAGTCGTAGGCGTCAGCCTCCGCCACCGCGTCCCGCAGGTCACGGATGGCCCGCAGGTTGGGCCGCTCCCCCTGGAGCAGATCCACGTCCAGGTTGCGCAGCTCGTCGTCGGCCGGCAATACGTCCAGGCCCCGGATGCTGCTGTGATACAGCAGGTCGTCGTAGTAGGCGTCCGGGATTGTCAGCAGCCCGGCCAGGGTGTTATATTCCCCCGGCGGGAGCAGGGACTGGGTGGCGTTGGCCTGGGGGTCTGCGTCAATGAGCAGCACCCGCTGGCCGTACTCGGTGGCCAGGATGGCGGCCACATTGACGGCGGTGACGGTCTTTCCGACGCCGCCCTTCAGGTTTACAATGGCGATTGTCTTCACGTTTATCGTCCTTCCAGTTTAAAATTTGAAGCTCTCCCGCAGGATTCCCCGCCCGGTGTCCACCCGGACGGTGAAGTAGCGGTGGGCCCGGTTGATGTACTCAATATGCCCGGTCACCCGCCGGGGGATGGTTTTTGTGTCCTTGCCCCCAATTTCCGCGCCGAAGGCGGCGGGGACAAAGGTGTAAGCCTCACCGATACGCATATGGGCTCCTCCTTCCCGAGACAGCGAAGCGCCCACGCCAGGGCCTCCGCCACCTCCTCATGCTCGGCCCGGCGGGCCGCGTCCGCCCGTGCCAGGGCGGCATGCCGGCGGCACTCCGCCTCAATCAGCTCCAGCCGCCGTCCGCTTCCCATAGGGCTGCCTCCATTTCCGCAAAGTCATTTGTTCCGGCCCTTCCTGGGCCTTTGTCGGCCGGTTGGCGAGCGCAGTAACCCGGCTGGATGCCATGGAAAAAGCCATATTGCACCGGCCCACAGAACCGTGCCGGTTCTTGGCCAGGTTGACCTCCAACATGGAAGGCACGTTGGGGTCTACCGTGCCTGGGTCGGCGTAGTAGTCTTCCCGGTAGAGGAAGATTACCCCGTCGGCGTCCTGCTCCAGCGCCCCCGTGTCCCGCAGGTCGGAAAGCTGGGGGTGCTTGTCCTGACGGCTTTCCAGCTCCCGGTTAAGCTGGCACAGCACCAGCACCGGAATTTTCAGAGCCCGGGCCAGGTTCTTCAGGGCACCCGAGATCTCTGTGGTGTATTCATACCGGCCTGCCCGCCGGAGCTCTGCCGGCGGCGCGATCTTGCCGAAATAGTCCACCACCACCAGCCGCAGGCCACCGATGCTCCGGGCCAGCGTGCCGATATCGTCCACCGTCATGGTGGGGGCCTCGTTTGAATACAGGGGGAGCGTAGAGAGCTGGCTGGCAGCCTGGGCCGTTTGGGCGGCCTCTGCATCGGTCAACGGCTGCATAAGCAGCCGCTCGGACGGGATGCCGGTCAGTCGGGAGATGCGCTTGGCAGCTAACTGATCGCTGTCCATCTCCAGCGAGATAAAGAGCACCGGGTCGGCCTTGGCCACGCGGTCGGCGATGTTCAGCGCCAGGGTGGTCTTCCCCATACCTGGGCGCGCGGCCAGCAGATAGAGCCCGCTGTTGATCAGCCCACCGCCCAGTAGGCTGTCCAAGGCCATGTAGCCGGTGCAGACGTATGCCTTGCCGTCCCCGCTTTCCACCGCCTCCCGTTGACGGTAGAAGGCGGTCAGGATGTCCGTCGGGGTGGCCAGCCTCCCAGCGCTGCCCTGACGCTCCAGCTTGTCCAGCGTCTGGCGGGCCTGGGCCAGCGCCTCCGCCACCGGCGTCCGGTTGGTCACCCGGCTATGTACGGTCTCGGCCAGCTCCATCAGGCCGGAGCGGAGAACATCTTCCCGGACGATGCGGACGTGCTCCTCCACGTTGGCCGCCGTAGCAGCCAGCTCCATCAAGCCGAAGAGATACTCCCGGGATACTGGCGCGCCCATCTTGGCAGTCTGATCAAGGACAGTTACTGGGTCGACAGAGCCGCCCGCCCGCTCCAGGGACAGCACGGCTTCATAGACGGCCCGGTCAGAGGCCAAGCGGAAGTCGGCGGGCCGCAGTGACCGCTCTACTGTGGGCAGGCAGGCGGGGGACAGCAGGATGGAGCCCAGCACACTCTGCTCCGCCGCCGGATCCCAGGTCAGATCAGCCGGATTCATCTGGCACCAGCACCTCCTCTCCGTCAACGATCGCCATGTGCCAGCCCGTCATCTGCTGGGCTGCCGGCCGGCCCTGCGCCCTGGGTCTGGGTGGCTCGTCCGTCCACCGCTGGTTGCGCAGGTAACGGCAGGCGTAGGGTACCGGCCAATCCGGTTCCTTGGTCTGCCACAGCAGCGCCCGTGCAATGGCGTCGATCAGCTCGTCCCCTGGCTTAAGCCTGTCCCATTCTCGGACGGCACTCACCCGGTCTTCATGCCGGGGGTAGTACGCCCAGAACTTTTCAAACCGCTCCGGATTCCAGGCAGGGACGCTCTTTGCCTTTTTCTTTTTGGGCGGTCCCCCTTGGGGGACTATAGGGGGTATATGATCAGATCTTGTATTGATCTCTCCGACATTTTTGTCAGGAGGGGTGGTGACAATTTTGTCAGGAGGGGTCCCGACATTTTTGTCGGGAGGGGGTGCCCCCGCCCCCTCAGTGTTGTAGATGGCATAAATCCGCCGCTCCAGGACCTCCTGCGTGGCCGTGTCCCGTACCACGTCAACCCGCAGATAGCCGCGGTCCACCAGCGTGGACAGCAGGCGGGTCACGCTGCGCTCAGACAGGCCGAAGAGGTCGGAAAAGTAGCTGTTCTGTGCGTAGCAGTATCCCAGCTTGTCCGACAGGGCAGTCACCTCGCCATACAGCAGCTTGGCGTTTGGCGGTAGCTCCTTATCGTACCGCACTGAGGCGGGGATCAGAGCCCAAAACCCCGGCTGTTCGTTTCCCTGGTTCATTCGGCGCACCACCCCCTTGTGCAACTCAAAATTGTGTGCTATAATACAGGTGTCTTCACGTTAGGCCCTGGTCGCTGTGTCCGAGCGACTGGGGCCTTTTTTTGCCCTCTGTAGGGCATCCATGGCCTTACGGTAGCGGTCAGCCTGTCCCCCGCAAAACGCCGCCAGATTATCCGCCGCCCGGCGCTGTTCCGATGCCCCCAAGGACTCGGCGATATTGGCCCAGTCCTTGGCATCTCGCATCTTGCTGTCCTCTGCCACGATCAGCGCCGACTCCAGCGCCGACACGGTCTCATAATCCAGCTCCATCAGCATGATGCTGCCTCCTTCTGTTTCCGCAGGCGCTCCAGTACGGCCCGCCTGCGCCGGGCGAGACGCCTATGGCGGTACTGTTCCCGGTCCAACCGGGCCAGCTTGGCCCCGTAGGCCGGGTCCCCTGTCCGGGCGCAAAACTGGTGCAGACGCCCCAGCTCGTCCGCGGCGTGCTCCCAGTCCAGGGCGCTTTCCAGCAGGGCCTCCGCGATGGTGTTATAGTCCCGATTGCTGAGCTCCAGCCGTATCATGCTCATGCGCTCAGCACCTTTCCCATGAGCGCCGACACTCCGGCCAGCCGCAGATCCAGCGCCTCCTGGACGTGGCGCACCATGACCTCCTCCAGCTCCCGGAGCCGGTAGGTGGGCAGGTCTCCCCTCTTGTACTTCACGAGGAGGCCGGGGCTGATGTTGTATGTCCATGTCCCTGTCTCCTCGCTACAAACGGCAAAGCCGAAGGGTGCCCGCTCTTCCCGCAGGGCGCGGTAGATGGTGGGGGACGACCAGCCTATGTATCGGGCCGCCACATCAATCGGCACGTTGTCATACGCCATGATCTCCTCGTCCGTGAGCGGCTGCTTGGTTGCCTTTTTCACTTTACTCCCTCCTCAAGATGTCCCTGTTTGGCGTAGCGCACGGCCATGGCGGCCTCCACCAAGTCGCCCAGCTCCTCCACAATGGCGTCGAAGATGGGGCGCTCCTGGTCGTCGATAATGCCGTCCTTGCCGATGCGCAGCAGCTCCCGGTCCCGGTGGGCATCCACAAAGCCATATACCCGGTCCAGCAGCTCCATGATGGCCTCCGGGAGCCGCACCTCTCGGATATCCGGCACGATGCTCCGCGCCATGTCGGCGCTGGCCCGCAGGTGCTGGATACCCAGGAGCTGGCTGTCGTTGGCAATGACCATCAGGTCCACCACCTCCGGGGGCGGGATGCGCTGGCCGGTCTCATAGGCCCGGATGGAGCTGTCCGAGATCCCCAGTTTTTCCGCGGCTGCTTCCTGGGTCAATCCCTTCGCCTCGCGGGCGATTTTGTAGATATTCCGCTTGTCCTGCGGCATGGTAATCACTCCTCCCTGGGGGTACAATATAAGCATGAGGTCAGACGGCCTCCTCTGTACGGATCATAAGCAACTCCTTTCTCAGTTTGCCGCCCCGTTTGCACCCCCAGGCGGCTCACGGCCGTAGAGGGCGTCAATGCTGCATTCCAGGATGGCGGCCAGCCGAGGCAGCTTGTCGGCACTCGGCAGCGCCGTCCCCTTCACCCATTTGGTAATGCAAGAAGGCGACACTCCCATGGCGTCGGCCAACTGGATGCGCTGGATGCCCCTCTGCTCCATCAGCTCGCAGATTCTCATCACTTCACCCCCTCTAAATTTGGTGTTGTTCGAGACTGTTTGATGTGGTATGATAGGTTTAACCTCTGGTGTAATGCACAACGCCGATTAAAGCTCACTTCGGTCTTTAATGTGCAGAACCCTTTGAGCTACTTTTTTCGCGCAGTATTTGATCTCCTCGTCGCTAGGCTCTGGAAGTTCCGCCCACATGATGTAGTACAGGATGCTCAACAGAGCCAGCCGATTTTTCAGCCAGCCGATCGCGCATACAACTGCGGCTACTCCTAGCAGGGTCGTCAGCATGCTATCCCCCCTTTCCGAATTGCCCCGGGCGTTGCCGCGCCCTTGTCCTCTCTCCACCCCTATGGTAATATTGGGGCGGAGAAAGGAGGTGTTTCACATGCGAAAGACAGTGTCTGGACTTTGTCCGGAAACAAACAGCCAGCAAATGATTACCGTGACCGTAGAGCGTATCCAGCTCGGCGGCGGACTGCCGCCCAGCGACAAGGTAATCGCCTATGCCTGTTCCCATGCACAGGAATATGGGTGTAGTAGAAATGGCGCAGATGGCCGGGCATGCCCGCTGCTCCATGGTGCTGGTCACTGATCATTTCGGAGCAAAGTTGGAAACACTTGGGCGGCCTCAAAAATTGGGGCCGCCGCCCTTAACCAGTCGCCTAGGCAGGTTTTCGCATACCTACAACCCACACAGATATCACCAAATTTGACAGGTATCTCAGTTGCGGCACTTTCATGAGCGGCAACGAAATGTCTGGCTGCACAGGTGACAGCCTCCTGTGTAATTCCTATATTCGCTTCCTCTGTGAGCATATGAGCACCCCCTTCCCAGTCTGCTGGGGCGTTGCCGCGCCCTCTGGTTTACCTGTGGTTAAAGCATAATCAGATATTCTCCGGTTGTCAATACATTGTAAGAGAATTTCCGATTTATTGGCGTTATTACTAATTTTTATTTTTATATGTTGGGTGGTGCTAAAATTGGACGATTCCAACAAAATACTTGATGATATGCGAGATCGTCTCTTTTCCTTGTTGGAATCAGAATGTATTTCGCAAAAAGAGTTTTCAGAAAATCTCGGAGTTTCCCCTCAAACAATCACCGACTGGAAAAAAGGAAAATCTCGTTCGTTTACTCAGAAACTCCCTCTAATCGCTTCTATACTTCACTGCGACTTGAACTGGCTTGTCGATGGAGTAGGAG